CACCGCCAGAAGCTGTCATTCCGCCAGCATGCGTGATCGTTCCAGACGCGCCTTATCTTGAAACTACGACTATTGGCAAAAGCCAAGTCAGAGTAAAAATTAACTTTGTCGTGACTGCCGCTGTTGCTTACAACAACACAGCTGGCGCGCTCGATAACCTTGAGCAGCTCATTATTGCGATTATGGGCGCAATGCCTGCAGGCTACACAGTCGGAGACGTACAACGTCCGACAGTGCAATCTGTAGGAGCTTCAAACCTATTAGTGGCGGATCTCGCGGTCAGCACTTACTACACACAGCAAACAATCTAAGGAGACAAGCAAATGCCAACAACAATCGTCACTGGTCGCGATATAACCTTTACGCTCGCAACAGTGAATTATGACGCACAAACAACAGCGGTCACGCTAGTAAATGCGCCAGTTATTACTACCTATCAAACACTTGACGGCAAGGCTTACAAGCACATTGACGATCAGTGGACACTTAACATTGAATTACTTGCAGACTGGGGCGCAACTAGCTCACTATTTGAAGCAATGTGGACAGCGTTCACATCTGCACCTAATACAGCTTTAGCTTTTACGCTTGTGTCTGCAACAGGTGCAAGCTTTGCAGGTACAGTGTTTCCAGTAGCACCTACAGCTGGCGGCGCTGCACCAGACGCACAAACAGACTCATGGGCAATGCTTTGCGCCTCAACACCAGTCCTCACAATCAGCTAGAAGCAATCGAAACGGGAGCACACAATGAAACTGCCAATCACGATCGAGTACACATCAGGCGAGTTCGGTACATATACCGCGCAACCGCCAGAGTGGGCGAAATGGGAAAACAAGACAGGTCTAACCATTTCACAAGCACAAAACAAGATTGGAATTGCCGATCTTCTATTTCTTGCGTGGAATGCAATGAAGCGCGAAGCTGGTGGAAAGCCAATCAAGGGCTTTGACATTTGGTGTGAAACTGTTGCAGACGTGACTGTCGGTGAGGTTCTCCCAAAAGCTACGCCGCCGGAAGCGTAAATCGCATACTGGTCGAGCTGGCACTGGCGACTGGTATAGCAATGAGCGAGTGGCATACGGCGGAGCAGATATACACAGCGCTTGAGATATTGGAGAAGCAAAATGAGCGACAGCGTTGAAATTGCCTATGACAAGGCTGATCTGCGTCGCGTCTTAGGTGCATTCAAAGCAATGGACGCTGAGGCTACAGTCCAAGCCAAGGCAGCCTCTGGAGCTTTGGCAGAATTTGCTCAGGACAAAATTATCGGCACAGCTACCGGTCGAGGTCGAGCAGCGGAAAAGATAGCCCGCGGATCAAAGGTTTCCAAGTCCTCAAAGATCGGTGAGCTGTCTTTTGGCTTTGCCAGTCAAAAATTTTCTGGCGGCGCAACTACAAAAGATCTTTGGGGCGGCAACGAATTCGGATCAAACAAATATAAGCAATTTCCAATTTGGTCAGGTTTCGGTCCAAAAGGTCGAGGATCTAACGGCTGGTTTATTTATCCAACATTGCGCGCCATTCAGCCCGAAATCATTGCTAAGTGGGAAAATGCTTTTGACAAGATCCTCAAGGAGTTTTAAATGGTTGCGCAAAGTAGAACGCTTAAGCTGTCGATACTTGCTGACGTTGACCAACTTAAAAAATCCTTAAATAGTGCAAACTCTGACGTAGAAAATTCAAGCAGCAAGCTTGGCGAATTTAGCAAAAAGGCTGGCGTTGCCTTTGCAGCTGCCGCAGCTGCCGCTGGCGCTTATGCCGTAAAACTTGCCGTTGACGGAGTTAAAGCTGCGATCGAGGACGAAGCTGCACAGATAAGACTTGCCACAGCTTTAAAAAATGCCACTGGCGCGACAGATGAAATGATTGCCTCTGTTGAAAAACAAATTCTTAAAACATCACTGGCAACAGGCGTTGCAGACGACCAGCTGCGTCCAGCGTTGCAGCGTTTGTCGCTTTCAACAAATGACGTCACAAAGGCTCAGGATCTTTTAAACCTTGCTTTGGATATTAGCCAGGCAACGGGCAAAGGTCTGGACTCAGTAGCGAACGCGCTTGGCAAAGCTTACGACGGCAACACTGCCTCTCTTGGCAAATTAGGAATTGGCTTATCTGCCGCTGAGCTAAAGGCAATGTCATTTACGGACGTACAGACAAAACTGTCAGATTTATTTGGTGGTGCAGCTGCGGCTAACTCAGAGACATTTGCTGGCCGAATGCAAAGGCTTAAGGTTACATTTGACGAAGCAAAAGAATCAGTCGGAGCGCAATTGCTTCCAATTATTCAACAGCTGGTTGAATTTGTTGTCAACAAAGTAGTGCCAGCATTGAGTCGCTTTGCTGATTTCTTTAAACCAATTACAAAAGCAATTGACGATAACAAAGAGTCATTTATTTTATTTATTGAGTTTATTCAAAGCTACGTTGTGCCAGTGCTTGTCACCGTATTAGGCGGCGCGTTGCAGACTGTCGGAAAGATCGCCGGGGCGGTAGTGGGCGTTATTGGATCAGTTATTAAGGTGATAAATACTCTAATCCAAGGAACGATCGACGGAATTAACTTTTTGATTAGGGCATACAACGCAGTCAATATTGGCTTGCCTGATCTAAAACCTGTCTCAGCTGGCGGAACACAATCAGGCGGAACATTTAGCAGCATTTCAGGCGTACTTGGATCAAGCATTCCAAGCCCTAATGTAAATACAACACCTATTCCAACAATTACAATTCCGACCATTTCAAGCGCCGTTGTCGCCAACGTAGCAAAAACAGCGGTTACATCAAAGGCTGTGACTTCAAATGTAAGCGGTAGCGGCGCAGGCTCAACTATAAATTTGACGGTCAACGGAGCAATTGACTCAGAAGGCACAGCCCGCACAATTGTCAACACTTTAAATAATTCTTTTTATAGAGGAACAGGCGGCGCAGACCAGCTTGTCGCAACCGTATGACACAGTGGTCGCCTGTCTGGCGTGTAAAGGTTGCTGGCGTTGACGTTACTGACTCGGTATTGGCCAGCTTAAATATCACTTCTGGACGGACAAATATCTACGAACAAGCTCAGGCAGGTTACTGCTCGATTACGCTTATTGTTTTTGATCAAGTGCCTATTGACTATGAAATAAATGACACCTTATCCGTAGAAGTTCAAGACACTTCTGCGGTCTATACGCCTATCTTTGGCGGCTCAATTGTGGATATTGCTGTCAGCGTCTCAGAGGTCGGCTCGACCGCTTATACGCAAGAGGTAACAATTACTGCCTTGGGGGCTTTGGCAAGGCTGCAAAAGGCGCTTACAGACGGAGTCTTGTCACATGATTTTGACGGCGATCAAATATATACAATTTTATCCGAAGTCTTATTTGCTCAATGGCAACAAGTTCCAGCGGCCGAAACTTGGGCTGACTATGACCCGACAGTAACTTGGGCAACAGCTGAAAACACAGGGCTGGGCCAAATAGATCGACCGGGCAATTATGAGCTGTCACAACGCTCATCATCACGTACTGTTATCTATGACCTAGTGGCAGCTTTGGCGACTTCTGGCCTTGGATATATTTATGAGGACGCCAACGGCCTGATTGGCTATGCAGACTCAACTCATAGGACGGTTTATCTTGCGGCCAATGGCTACACAGATTTAACTGCAAATCATGCTTTAGGGCGTGGCATAACAATTAAGACAAGAGCAGGCGACGTCCGCAATAACGTGACCATTAAATACGGTCAAAATAGCCAAAATGAAGTTAGTGATACAGACGAAACTTCAATTTACACGTATGGAACACTGTCTCAAATCATAAATACAACGATAAGACATCAAGCCGACGCTGAGGGTCAGGCCGCGTTTTACTTGGAATTGAGGGCTTATCCTAAGCCAATCTTTGAGCAGATAACTTTTGCGCTTACAAATCCAGAGCTGGACAATGGCGACCGAAACAGCCTTATTAACGTGTTTATGGGTCAGCCAATAGCTTTGAACGATTTACCGCTCAACATGTCCGCCGGTACATTTCAAGGCTTTGTTGAAGGCTTTACATTTAGGGCCAGTTACAACGAATTATCTGTCACGCTTCTTATGTCACCGTTAGCTTATTCTTTGCAGGCTATGCGCTGGAATGACGTCCCAATCAACGAAACTTGGGCAAGCGTGTCGCCAACTTTGACATGGGAATATGCGACAATCGTGTCATGATTGAAAGGAAAATAAATGGCTAATCCAACTACAAATTACGGCTTTGTTATGCCGACGTCAACAGATTTGGTAACAGACTTACCGGCGGATTTTGACGTCTTTGGGCAAGCTGTCGATACTCAAATGCTGACAAATGCCAACGCTGCAATAGCCAAAACTATTGTTGACGCAAAAGGTGACATCATTGCGGCAACTGCGGCAGATACCGTAAGCCGCTTAGCAGTAGGTGCAAACAACACAGTATTGACCGCCGACTCAACCGCTGCAACGGGCATAAAATGGGCGGCTGCAAGCAGTGGCGCAATGACTTTAATCAAGCGCGCAACCTTTTCAAGTGTCGCAGATACAGGAACAACTTTTGATAGTATTTTTTCATCAACTTATGGAAGTTATTATATTGTTTTTGAAAGTGTATCTGCGGCGACAACAGCAAATAATTTTTATTTACAATTCAGATATGCAGGTCCAACAACACAGACCGCAGGATATACCTTTAACCGAATTACTGTGACCGACTTAAATTCAACTATCACCAATAATGTGAGCAGCGGTGTTGGTCAATTAATTATGAATGCAGATATCGGCAGTTCTGGATCAGACTCCAGCAAAGGATTTCTAAATCTTTACGGAATAAATGGTACTTCAGCCGATAGACCCACTTTTAGCGGATTTATGTCTCACAATAATACGGCAGCATTTTCAAGTACAGTCGGCTATTGCACCGCTGCGCGAGTTTATAC